CGATGATCAAACTAACATAACATTTGAACAGAAAGTTCGAGAATATATCAATACCAGATTCCCTTGGGCAAACATTATTGATGTACGAGATATTGATCCGAACATTTTTGAAGGTCAAACTCTGGAATTAATTTGGGAACATGCCCAACATTATGACTTTGATATCTGTTATATACACAGTAAGGGTGTTGTCAGTGCCAGTCCTAGTGTGGGCAATTGGCGTGAAATCTTAAATCATTATTGTATCACAGAATGGCCCACTTGTATTAAATTATTAGAACAAGCTGATGCTGTGGGTGTAAAAGATAAGAAAAGTTTAGATTTTACCTTTAGTGGAAACTTTTGGTGGAGTAAGTCTGAACACATTCGTACCTTACCTGATCCAATTGATTCAACTGTATATACAACCAATCCTGAATTATACCCTAACGGGCCTGGTTATAGGTATGCGTTTGAATATTGGGTAAGATCTAATAATCCCAAAGTGGAATATATTGCGGACACAGAAACTGATCACTTTAACGAATATTGTTTTTTGGAAGATTTGTTAAAGAAAAATCGTTGACGGTTTAACGAAATTGTAATAAACTTTAAGCACTGGAGATACTGTATGATTATTGGCTTCGTAGGTTTGATTGGTTCTGGCAAAGATACTGCCGCAGATTTTTTAGTAAATTCACATGGGTTTAGGCGAGATAGTTTTGCTAACACACTTAAAGATGCTGTGGCCAATGTATTTGGTTGGGATAGGACACTATTAGAAGGCCGCACAAAACAAGCCCGTGAATGGCGTGAACAACTGGATATTTGGTGGAGTGAACGTTTGAATATGCCCTTACTAACTCCGCGATGGGTGCTACAACATTGGGGCACTGAAGTTTGTCGTCAAGGATTTCACGATGATATTTGGATTGCCAGTTTAGAAAATAAACTACGTACCACTAAAGATAACATTGTTATCAGTGATGTTAGATTTCCTAATGAAATTAAAGCCATTCACAATGCTGGCGGCATAGTTGTTCGTATTAAACGTGGAGATGATCCCGAGTGGTTTGAAGCCGCAGCCAGTGTGAATCGCGGACCTGAAGGAAATACATCATGGGCTTTGAGTAGAACAAAGATGGAAAAATTAAAAATTCACGACAGCGAAACTGCTTGGGTTGGCTACAAGACTGATTACATTGTAAGTAATGATGGCTCTATTGATGAGCTTTATACGCAGATAGAGGACATTGTTAAAAATCAGGCCGCAGATCCCCTTGTCTCCATTTAACTCCTTCTTTTTGTAGTGTGCGTTGACAGTTAGCGCACACTGTCTTTAAATTTGTATAACGGTTGTTGGTTAAATTCCCATCAACGTAAAATACATCAAACTGTTCAATATACTTGCTAGTGTATCCACACTTGTCGCAAGTACTTTTCTTTTTATATCCTGCTAATGCCCATAGCGGATCGCCATCTTTGCGTCCTCGACTACAATGATCGCATTTTGATCTATAAAATGCCTTACCTTCCTTGTAGTAGTTCACGGCTACTGGTCGTTGACGACATATTTTACATAAACTTCTCATACCCCGCCCTTTTTGTGCCCTTTTATCGTGGTATTTAACCCTTAATTTTTTGGTTTGGCTGCTAAATAAAACAAAGTAATCCATTAAGGAGATTTAAAACATGGCTAATTTAGCTTCACCAGGTGTACAAGTAACCGTAATTGACGAGAGTTTTTATACTCCCGCCGCTCCAGGAACTGTACCATTAATTTTTGTTGCGAGTGCAGCAAATAAACAAAATTCTAGTGGCACAGGCACAGCGCAAGGTACACTAGAAGCCAACGCAGGTACAGTATATGTAATCACAAGTCAACGTGATTTAACAGATACTTTTGGTACACCATATTTTGAAACTGACAACAGTAATAATCCAATCAACGCTAGCGAAATTAGCGAATACGGTCTACAATCTGCTTATAGTTTGTTAGGCGTAAGTAGCCGAGCATATGTTGTTCGTGCTGACATTGATTTAGGCGAACTTGCCCCTGCTACAAGTGCTCCAACAGGTATGCCAGTAGGCGGCACATACTGGGTTGATACAGCAAAAACATCTTTTGGTATCAATGTATGGAACACAGTTACTAATACATTCTCTTTACAGACTCCATTAATTATCAACAACGATAACATGGCCACTGCAATGAGCCAATCAGTTGCTGGCGCTCCTGCTGATAACTTTGGTAAACAAGGTAATTTTGCCGTAGTTGTTACCAGTGACAATGACATTACAATGCCACAAGCAATTTGGTACAAAACACAAGCAACATCAAATGCTTGGATTGAAGTTGGTGGCAGCAATTGGTACGGTGACAGCCTACAACTAGTAGTTGCTCCGCATACACAATATCCAGACTTTACAGCCGCTACAGGTAGTAGTGCTCCAACTGGTAGCGTATGGGTTAAAACAACAACTCCAGGTCAAGGTGCTAACTGGAATATTCAACACTACAACGCCAGCACAGAAGCATGGACTACAGTAGTTGCTCCAGTGTACACCAGTACAACAGCAGCTCTTTACAGCTACGATAGCGTTGGTGGTGGCACAAATATTGCTTCTGGTGCGTTATTCGTAGAAGCAGATCCAGACCACTGGTACATTAATACTGGAACAAATACACACGCTGAATTTAAAATTTGGAGATACAGCGGAGTTGGATCAACTAGTATTACAAGCGCAGGAAGTTCTGGTAGCACAACAACTAACTCCTTATTCTATGTTAGAGAATCTATCCCAGGTTCAAATGCTTGGAGCGGTATCACAACTATCACAGTTCCTGGTTTAAGCCCACATCCAATTGGTCAAGCAATTGCTAATCAGATCAATTTGTCTGGATTGACATATCTTTCTGCTTCGTTTAACGCAACAACAAACAAGACAACCATCACACATACTGCTGGTGGTGATTTTGAATTGTATGATCACTCCGGAGCATTGGCATTGGCTGGTTTCTCCGCATATAGTGTTGATCCTAGTACTAACATCCCAAGTGGCACACCTAATTTATATGCTGCTCCCAAGGCAGATGGTTGGGCATTCACTGGACAAGGCGCATCATTTGCTGATGCTGGATTGTTCCTAGCATCTAGCTGGGGTCCATTGGTTTATGAATCAAGTGCTGCTCAACCAACAACTGCGCCTGCTAACGGCACACTATGGTTTGACAGTAACTATACCGCAGTTGACATTATGTACAACAATGGAACACACTGGCAAGGTTACGCAAATGCGTTCCCTAACACAGATCCAAATGGTCCTATTGTTTCTGCCACAGCTCCAACAACTCAAAGTGGCCCAGACTATGGTAATTTAGTTAATGGCGATATTTGGGTCAGTACTGCTGACATGGACATGTATGGCGCAAACATTTATGTTTATAGCACAGTAAATGGCTGGGTATTACAAGATACTACAGATCACCACACTCCTAACGGTTGGGTATTTGCTGATGCTCGTTGGAGCGGAGCAGGTGACGATGTACAACCAGATTCAATTGCTACACTATTGACATATGATTATGTTGATCCAGATTGTGTAGACCCAGCTTTGTATCCAAAAGGTACACGTTTGTGGAACACACGTCGTAGTGGTAATAATGTTAAGAAATATGTAACAGGGTACATTGACATTAACGCTAACAACGGCTTAAATGATCGTTATCCATATGACGTTAATGGTGCTGGCGAAAGCATGGCTGCTTACAATGTAGATCGTTGGGTATCTGTTGACAGCCAAAAGGCAGATGGTTCTGGTAACTTTGGACGATTTGCTCAACGTGCTGTAGTTACTTCAGCATTCAAGGCACTAATTGACACAAATCAATCTATCCGTGATACAGAAACATTACAATTTAACTTAATTGCTTGCCCAGGATATCCTGAAGCAGTTCAAAATATGGTTGATTTTAATACAGAAATTGGCAACACCGCATTTGTTGTAGGTGATACTCCTTTCCGTCTAGAACCAACTGGCACTGCTTTAAGCAACTGGGGTAACAACACAGCAATGGCCACAGACAACAACGAAACTGGTGTTGTGACTTATGATGATTATTTGGCATTCTACTATCCAAGTGGTTTAACAAACGACAATAAGGGTAACACCATTGTTGTTCCTCCAAGCCACATGATGTTGAATACTATTGTTAACAGTGACGCAGTAAGTTACGAATGGTTTGCTCCTGCTGGTCTAAACCGTGGCGGCATTATCAATGCTACCTCGGCTGGATACGTTGATATGAATGGTGTATTCCAATCAACAGCAGTTCCACAAAGCCTACGTGATGTATTGGCTGGTGTTAAGATTAATCCAATCTCTACACTACAAGGTTCTGGACTAGTATGTATGGGTCAATACTCAAGAGCAAAAGTTGCTAGTGCGTTAGATCGTATCAATGTTGTTCGTTTAGTTGCTTACTTACGTAGACAGTTGAACATCTTGGCTAAACCATATTTGTTTGAACCTAACGATGCTCAAACACGTAAAGAAATTAAAGGTGCGGTTGACAGTGTACTATTAGAACTAGTAGGACAACGCGCGTTAAACGACTTTATTGTAGTTTGCGATACAACCAACAACACACCTGCTAGAATTGATAGAAGCGAGTTACACGTAGACATTGCTATTGAGCCAGTTAAGGCTGTAGAGTTCATTTATATTCCTCTACGTATCCTTAACACAGGTGCTATTGCATCTGGTAACTACGGTTCATTAGCCGCGTAAATATAAGAATAAGGAGCATATAAATGCCAATTTCAAGTTTAAGTAATTTTACAGTACCATTATCAACCGACCAGAGCGCAAGTGCTCAAGGGTTGTTAATGCCAAAGCTAAAGTATCGCTTCCGTGTTACTTTAACTGGATTTGGCGTGGCAGGTACTCCAACTACAGAATTAACCAAACAGGTTATGAGTGTAACACGCCCTGAAGTCACATTTGACGAAATTAAATTGAATGTGTATAACAGCACAGTTAAACTAGCAGGTCGACACAGCTTTAGTGATATTTCACTTATGGTGCGTGATGATGTGACTGGTGCTGTAAGTGGCAAAGTTGCTGAACAAATGCAAAAACAATTTGATTTCTTTGAACAAGCAAGTGCTGCTTCTGGTATTGATTACAAGTTTGCTACCATCATTGAAATACTTGATGGCGGCAACGGCGCATTTACTCCAAATGTTTTAGAAACATTCCAGTTAGATGGTTGCTGGGTTAAGAAAGCAACATATCAAGGTGGCGATTATGCCAGCGCAACAGATCCATTAGACATTAAGTTAGACATCTGTTACGATAACGCTACACAAGTTGACAGCGCAGGTAACGTAACTGGACTAGGCAGAAACATTGGCCGTACAGCACGTTCTCTAGCACTAGGCGGTTAATTAAACACTACCCCAAAGAGGCTCGGTTTTATACCGGGCTTTTTTAGCGACTAAATATTCATATGAGTAATGCTTTCACAAATTTTCTAGGCGGTGTAGTAAACGGACTACTTGGCAACCCTAGTGCTAACATGCGTGACTATCAACATGCCAGTAGACTTTATGTTGATAACACCTATGCTCGATCTCCTAAACATGGGTTTTTGTATTTTGTAGCATTTAATTTTAATGACGGTGTTATTCGTGATCAACAATGGGCATCATTTGGAAAAGTTGATGCTGGATTGCTAGTTAAAAAAGTCGACCTTCCTAGATTTAAAATTGCCACTGATACATTAAATCAATACAATAGAAAAACTGTGGTACAAACACGTTTAAATTACGAACCCATTAGTTTAGAATTTCACGATGACAACAGTGAAATTACTACCGGGCTTTGGAAAAATTATTACAAATATTATTATACAGACAGCGCATATGGTGGTTATAACGACCTACATCCGCCAGCTAAATCAAAAAAATCTGGAATTGGACAAGCATTGTTTGGTGGTATCCTAGCCAAAGGTTCTAGTCTTAATCAAAATAAATCTAATTCAGTATCGGTTCCTGCAGCATTTGGTGATACAAAATATGGCGCCACCGATTTTGCCTATGGTTTTGATAATTTACAAACTGTTCCGTTTTTTAAAAGCATAGATATCTATGTGTTACATCAACAAAAATTTACACAATACACTCTAGTAAATCCCATAGTAACAGAATGGCAGCACGATAGTTTAAATCAAGAAGAAGGCGGCAAAATATTACACAGCAAGATGAATATAGCATACGAGAACGTGCTATATAATCAAGGGTCGATACAAAAAGGTCAGGAATCTGGAACATTTGAAGCAAGGTATTATGACTCTACACCAAGCCCGTTAAGTATTGGTGGCAAAGGAACAAATTCTATTTTTGGACCTGGTGGTTTGGTTGCTGGAGCAAGTTCTATATTTGGTGAAGGCGGGTCGATTGATAATGGTAATTATTTAGGTGCCGCATTACAGACTATT